ACTGATCTTCACCACATACCATTCACTTCATCGTGTAGTGGAGAGTGGTATCAAGATCGACACAATCTATTTCGATGAAGCACACAACAGTGTGAAGCGAAACTTCTTCCCTGCTACTGAACACTTCAGTAATGAGGCAGATCGTTGCTTCTTCTTCACTGCAACTCCTAAGCACTCACATTCTCTCTTTAAACCAGGGATGAATGATCGGGAGATTTATGGTGATGTTATTTGTAACATCCCCGCTCCTCAACTTGTCAAAGAGGGATATATTCTTCCTCCAAAAGTTGTTGTTGAAGAACTGCCACAAGGCGATTACAAACTCACTGATAGCGAGAATCTTCTCAGATCTATTGACAACAACTCTCTGAAAAAGATTCTTGTCTGTGCTCGGAGTACTCGACAGATCACACAGTTAGTCAAACAATCAGATTTTTGTAGTCAACTTGAGAGTCGAGGTTATTCTTGGATGTACATCACATCCAAGACTGGAGCAATCATCGATGGTAAAACAGTGGACAGGAATGAGTTCTTCCGTGTTCTGAACCTTTGGGGTAAGACTCCTGACAAACAATTTGTTGTAATGCATCATTCTATCCTCTCTGAGGGTATAAATGTTCATGGATTGGAGGCAGTCATGTTTATGCGAAACATGGACTACATTGGTATCAGTCAATCTATTGGGCGTGTAATACGCACAGGAGGCGCTGAGAAGGTGTTTGGACTTGTTTGTGTACCAGTTTATGATAAAGTGGGCATCAACACTGCTAGATCTGTTCAAGCGGTTGTTGATACTGTGTTTGACAAGGGGGATCCCGCAATTAGTGTAATTAAGAGGTAATCTCATGCAATGCGAAGTTAAGTGCTATGTCGCAGGTAAAGTATTCAGTGTAAAGTGTCACGCTAGAGATTATAGTGAGGCGCGAGAAGTTGCCCTGGCACAATATCCAAATGCCCGTATCATGGGTGTAACTGCTGTATTCGACAAAACTCTATAATGACTCGATCTGATCGTTGGAAATATTATTGTAAGACTTCTTTTCATTCTTTGAACTCGGTTACTCATCTTTGGGGTGACCCTAATTATTTCCGTCCAATTACTCGCATCTATTATGATGCAGTGTTTAGTTGTGGTACACCTAATCATACTGGTATGATCAGCGAAAATGCATTCAACAATAAGCAAGTTGGTGGTAAAACAGTTCATGATCACTATCTTTCTCCTCAATTCATTGGCAGAATGATTATGGATTGTCCTGATGAATATTTGTCTGATTATGATCGATATCAGGAGATCTTCTGGAAATCCTGTGGTACAATCATTGTCACTGCAAAAGAAAACGACGATCTGAGTCTCCTTACGGACAATCGAGGGTCAGACTACAAGGTCACTGTACCCACTGACAGGAAGTACAAGCATCTTGGTATCAATCTTTACCATCGTCCTGAGAGTGTCGGAAACAAGTGGAAGAATGTCAACCTAGATAAGGCAGACGAGAATGATCTCCACTTCCCAGATCAACTCTTAGAATACGAAAAGAATTATTTGGTATCGTAACATGGAAAAACTTTACAAGATCCAACACAATGAAACTGTGGGTTGGGTGGACATTGAAGAAAAGCACTGTACTAAACTGAGTAAGGATCAGTGTAAGATTCGACTGGAGCAACTGTTTGCTGAGGGTTACAACCCCAATCATATTCGTGTGGTGTATGATGAATGAACTACCTGCATCGTTTCACCATCAACCCCCAGAAGGATATAGATACGAAGTCATTCGTCAGAACACTTCTACTCTTGCAATTTGGACTATATGCAATCCTGGATTTGTGTACAATGGTGGCAGTGAGGTTCGCTGTATCTGGGGATTCTACAAACCAAAATCAGGATGTTATCATGCTCCCATCAACTCCAACAAAGTCGGAGATCCAGTAGACATCAATGACACAACACCCTACAGTGCAATGCAACTCAACTTCGGAAACACGCTTGAGCAACTCCTATATGCCTAGACTGGACGATTATGTCCACTGGAAGAGCGAATACACCGATCTGAAAGGTTGGGTGTATTTTGTTAACAAGGAGTATTGCACCATTGAGATCTCTGTGAAAGAGAAACCCGATGATTTGGTAAACTTTCACAAGAAAACTCACTGCTGTGTTGTGTGTTATCCACAATATTGGCATGAACTGACGTACATCAAAAATCGTCGAGGAGATGATGCTGATCAGTACAAATCTCAGGAACACAGGTATAGCGATCCACAGTGAACTGTGGTATAATTCATTTGTAAATCCCAAGAAAAAATGACTCAGAAGTATCTTTACATTGTTGATCACTTCATTCCCTTTCCCCGATCTGAGTACGGTGGCATCTGGAATGTTATCGCAGAAACGGACGAAGAATGCTTTGACTACATCGCCACAGAGGATGATGGACTGAACTCTGACTGCTACAACCACCTTCGAGAGAACATCAACAAGGCACTTGTCATTAAAGTTCATGAAGATACAGTTTCTGGCATTGTGGAACAATTCACAACCTGAAGACAATCTGAAAACTGGTAAAAGGGGGAGTCACACCCCCCTTTTTTTGTCTATACTAAGAAGGTTCAAGGGGACATTACATGGCAACCCGATCACGGATTGGCATCAAGATCAAGCATGGGATCGTTTCGTGCTACCACCATTGGGATGGGTATCCAGAAGGTTTGGGTCGCACTCTACAGCAGCACTACTGCGATCGTGACAGTGCAACTGAACTAATCGATGGTGGAGACATGAGTTGGTGCTGGTCTAACGAAATCTGGGGCAAGAAACTGCCAGAAGGAAAGTTTCGTCCTCAATACTATTCACTTCGTGGTGACACGGATGTTCATCCGATCTTCGCTGAGGGAATGGATGAGTATTTGCAACAGTGCAACGACTGTGGTGGTGAGTATGCCTACCTGTTCACTAACGGACGGTGGGAATGCTTTAAAAATTCTGGAGAACATGTTTGCATTCCCTCCCAAAATCCTGTATAATGTGATTGTGTTGATCAGAGGACTTCATGACCCAAGAAGTAGAACTTCAAATCGGAATCCCCGATTACTATCGTGAAGATCTGATCTCACATGAGTTCGACAGGTATCTTGAAAATGCACTTGTCGAATCTCAGAAACTTGGCATCACACTTCAATTCTATTTGATGGAGTTCCGTGAATAAACCATTCACAATCCACGACGCTGAGACCAACAGAACTCTGAAACTCTCATTTTCTGAGTTTGCTGATCTCATCATTGGTGCCCAGTGTGCCGAAGACTTCTTTTCCAAAAAAAGAGGAAAAGACTTTTCTGTTCTTATCAAAAAACTCAAAGAGGTATCTCTCTGATGACTAACTTCCTTTACGATCACTCCGATTTCGATATTCGTGAACTCCAAGAAGATTCTTGGGAATCTTTTCTTGAATCATCTGAGGATGAGTGGCAACCTCTTGGAATCGTAGAGACCATGGACCCAGAGACCATGGAAATGCTGAAAGATTTTTGATTTCAGTTTTTCTACAGAAATGCTCTACATATAGTAGAGCATTTTTTTGTCTTCTAAATTATGCTCATGGATGAAAAAACCAAATTGATCCTTGGATTGATGCAGGTTGAGAATTTGCTGATCCTCAGCAAAGATTTCGACTACTCTCAATATCTCGTCAAGCATCTCTATCCTCTGAGATACGAACTTAGACGACAGTTGACTAATCTTGACAAAACTTACTTGTCCGACTAAAATTAACCAACCAACAAGGAGTCTCCGATGGATCGTACACTCTCCAAAAAACTCACCAGATACCGCATCACTTTGGACGTAATGATCGATGGCACAGCAAGTGAAGTTCCTACTCATTGGGACTGGGAAAAACTGCTCCAACTTGAAGGAAATGAGCAGATCAATGATGTCTATGTTGAAAACCTTGGAGACTACAAAACCCCATGAACGAAACTGAGTTTTTTCAAATTTTGGGAATTGACGTAAAAGAAGGTGATGAAGAAACCACTTTTTTCTACGAAGAGTATTTTTATGACGATGTTGCCACTGGAGATACACTAGAGACCTACGACCCATGAGGCAACGAGGGACAGTTGGCAAACTGGTTGGGAGTCTTGCACGACTCCCATTTTTATGCAATAATACGGATAGTTGAGGGATCTTATGTCCAATTTCACGATCGAGCAACTAAACCCATCAAAGGGTGAACTGGGTTGTTCCTGGAATGTCGGCAAGCATCTTCGTTCTGCTTCGATCGAGGCAGACATCGCAGAGATTCTACGGGAAAACCAGATCGATGAAGAACTCATCAATCTCGTTTGCGACACAGTTGTAGATCACTTTGCCACTGCACACTACATCGAAACTAGCGATGACAGTTTCTGAACTTCAACTGCTGGTGCTACTTCTGGCACCAGCGATGTTCATGTCAGTTCTTATTCTTTGGACATTTGCCGCTGGAGGTTAATTATGGGAAGACCAAAACTCATCGGACCATTGACTGCTGCCGAAACAAAAAAGAAGCAGCAGAGGAAAGAATGGTATGAGCGTAACAAGCAATTAACAAAGTCAAGAGCACTTAAATCAAAGAGAAACACTCAGGAGTGGTTCAAGGAAGAGAAAAAAAAGTATCAATGTTCTCATTGTAAATCCAAAGGATATGGAAAACTTGGATTTTATGATCTGACTCGCTCAAGGGTAGATCAAGTATCTGAACTGGTTGGTAGAGGCAGTCGCAAAAAAATCAAAGAGGAGATGGAATCAAGAACATGTATCTGTGAAAGTTGCTGGCACTTGCACTATACATGCGTACAATTTCACTTCCCAAAGATAAGTCTAGATGACATCTAAAGAAAAACTCATCTTCGTTGGTTCGTTCATTTGGTTTTTGCATTGGGGGCAATGTCTTACATCACTCATTCTGGATACGGTTATTCTAAAAAACTCTGCAAGGATATTGCTCAGTGGTTTGTGAACAAGTATTATCCACGTCATAAACTTGACATTGATATTGTTCACCGATCATTGAAGTGTGACAATGTTTTCGGATTGTGCGATGTGAATGGTGACATTGGTAGTCGCCCTCGTGCATTTTTGATTGATCTTCACTCAAACATGGACAAGGAATTGTATGCAAGAACTCTTTTGCATGAACTGACGCATATGGCACAGTGGATTGATGGTGCGCTGCAAATGAAACATGGAAAATTGTGTTATTCACAAGAACCTGTGGACAATTATTCATACGAAGATCAACCCCACGAGATTGAAGCAAGAGAAAGTGAAGTGATTCTGTATGATCTGTGGTTGATGGATCGAGATCGTGTGCCAGTTGGACAGGTGTCATATGGTTTCCCCAACCGCCTCTGCCAGTCTTCATACTGGTAACGATCACGGGTCTTTAACATGCCACTCTTCGACCTGGGCAATGGTACTACAGGGTACATCCCCAGAACCAACTGGAATCGCGGAACCTATCGGGAACTGAAGGCGATTCTGAATGAACTGCCCGAACGCTATCTCGATCAGACTGCCACCATCGAGGTCGATGACGAGTATTACGGTTTCGGAATCTCGTTCACTGGACCTGCTCATCAGGTGCTAGACTCAGATCATCTCTTTTTC